ATGAAATACAGGAAGCATACATGAAACTTTTTATTTCCTTAGAAACAGCTTCAACTTTGATAGATTTTTTAGGAAATGATCAGTGGAAAAATGTCAAAGAATTACTCATGAATGATAAAAAAGAAGTTGATATGTTAGTAACTAATACATTGGACTCACTGAGTAAACACACCAATGATGATGATTGGGTGAACAAGATCAATAGTATAAATGAATTACAAAATAAATTTGAAATAATGATTAATAAATTGCCATGATCATATTTTCTTTCTCGGTGCTCGTCCTATAGTATAACCATCTGGACATGTAGCAGCCATTACTGATTCTACGCCATTATTATACCACTTCAATCCGGTCGACCCCTTGTTTTTTTCTCTACTCTTCCCATACATTGGATTATTAATCCCAATCATAGCTTTACTGTGTTCTGGTCTTTTGATTCCCCGCTTTAATGCTCTAACTTTACGAAGACTCTCCAACCCTTCTTTAGACATTTTAGAGCCTTTTCTTCCCTTACTCATAGCATATTTTCTTTCTTGTGAATAGGGTCCTTTAGGAATACCAATTTGTGCGGCGCGGCGCGCTTGGTTCGCCGCGTCAGATTGTATTGATCCAGCAGCGCCATCACCGCCATCTGTTCTATTTTTGAGTATTCCATTTTTATCTGTATCTTCACGACCATACCATCTTATGTAGCGCCGTTCTAATGCAAATGCTCCTAATTCGGTAAGATTAGATTCTAATATAACTATTCTCGTGAGGTCTTTGGGTGTTTGAAATGATTCTTTTTTACCATGTTTCCACCGTTTGTTTTTTCCTTTTCCGATATAATATGGTGTTCCATTTTTGCGCAGATATGCATACACGTAAAATCCTGCTGGACACATGGAATAGTAATAAATATTCATATGCTGATGCTCCTCAATAGCGTTAGAAAGGATGGGTATTGTCAGTGCCGCGATCCTTACGATTATTTATCATAAATTTCTTGCTTTTTCTGAAATTATGTTGTATAGTGGATATATCAATTAAGGAGAAAATATGTCTAATAGAACTTTTAATGCAGAAGCCGCCGCAAAATTGCGATCATTGGTAAATGAAGGTATCAGTGTCCTACAGGAAGTTGAAACTCTCAACGAAGGTCTCAATGACACGATTAAGGCAATTGCCGAAGAGCTTGAAATCAAGCCATCTATCCTCAAGAAAGCCATAAAGCTGGCACATAAGTCACGACTAAATGAAGCCAATGAGGAAATTGAAGAACTCAATACTATTTTAACCACGGTCGGTAGAACCTGATAAAGTCTTACAATTGGAAAAGTGGAATCTGGCCATTTGAGGTTGTCCTCCTTGTTTACCGCAATGCGGACAAACAACAACTGGCTTTGGTATACCCTTACAGATAGCTTTCTTTTCTTCTGACCAGCTAATGCCGATCCTAGTTGAAGATTTTCTTTCTGTTGGGTAATTATTCTTGTAGCCCATGATCCCTTTGTTCCAAGCAGTCTTACCGACATTTTTACCAAGCATAGATTCGCTCATTTTGGAGAGTCTATCTGCTGAAAAAACTTTTCCTCGTAGGTGCGCGTCAATGTATTCTTGTGATTTCGGTTTGCCTCTGTTGCCGGTTCCGTTTTTATTTCCTTTTCCGGCAGCAACCAGCTTTTTGCGGGTAAGCGGACCAGGATTTGATCCATCACCGCCATCTGTTTGGTTGTGGAGAATGCCGGTACCTAAGTCTTTTCTGCCATACCAGCGTATCATGCGTCTTTCCAATGCTAGGGCACCCACGTTGGTGAGATTTTTTTCAAGGAATACTATTTTAGTTCTGTCTTTGGGAACCGATACGGAATGTCTGGTACTATACGCTCGATCATCTTTTCCTTTACCAATATAGTAAGGCGTCCCTGCTTTAGCAGTTTTAGAATCTTTTGATCTTAAGTAGGCGTATACGTAATAAATAGTCATGCTGATTGCTCCATGTAAGCATTAGTGTAGTTGGGGATTCCCGTCCCGCGAACTACATCTTTATTTATCCCCTTCTACTATCTTTTAACACAAAGAAAGAATATAATAACTAATGTCTTACATTGACGCAATTCTCGACCCACATTCTGATCGCATTCATGTTGTAGAGCGAGATTCTAACGGCAAGAGGATATATAAAGAATATCCCGCAAATTATGTCTTTTATTACCCAGACCGTAAGGGAAAGTATCGCTCTATATTTGGCGATTCGTTGTCAAGATTTTCAACCCGAAAACATGCGGAGTTCAAAAAAGAAAAGCGTATTCATGGCGGTAAGCAACTATTTGAGAGTGACGTAAATGTAGTATTTCGCTGCTTAGCGGACAACTATCTTAATGTTGAACCCCCAAAGCTTCACACATGCTTCTTCGATATTGAAGTGGACTTTGACCCCGAAAGAGGTTTTAGTCCAACAGATGATCCATTCAACCCGGTGACATCAATCTCATTATATATGGATTGGATGGATCAACTGATTACGCTCGCGATTCCACCAAAGCACATGACAGACGAGACTGCTCAAGAGTTGATAAGAGATTTCCCAAATACATTTTTGTTTCGTTCCGAAATTGAAATGTTTGAGGTATTCTTTCAACTAATAGAAGATGCAGATATTCTCACTGGGTGGAATTCAGAAGGATACGATATTCCTTACTGTGTCAATCGCGTGACGCGAATTATGTCCAAGGATGACACTCGTAAATTCTGCTTGTTGGGTCAGCTTCCCAAGGTAAGAACATATGAAAGATTTGGCAAAGAAGAATCCACCTATGATTTAGTTGGACGAGTCCATATGGACTACCTTCAGTTATATAAAAAGTATAACTATGAATCACGCCACAGCTATTCACTTGATGCTATCGGTGAAATGGAAGTAAACGAGCGCAAGACTCAGTACGAAGGCTCTTTGGATCAGTTGTATAATCAAGATTTCAAAAAATTCATTGAATACAACAGACAAGATACCATGCTTATGGTTAAAATTCACCGTAAGACAAAGTTTCTTGATCTTGCAAATGCTCTGGCACATGAAAATACCGTGTTGCTTCCTACAGCCATGGGATCGGTGGCCATGATTGAAATGGCTATCATCAATGAGGCACACGAACGTGGATTTATCATTCCAGATAAAGATAGGAATCAGGAATCCAACGATAGTACACAGGCAGCAGGCGCTTATGTTGCTAACCCAAAAATCGGTATGCATGAGTATGTTGGGGCAGTTGACATCAACTCGTTGTACCCGTCTGACATTCGTGCATTGAACATGTCACCAGAAACCATAGTAGCACAAGTTAGGCAAACTCTTACCGAAAGCTTTATGCAGCAGAAGAGTTTTGCTATAACGAGTAAGAAAAAGAAGACTAAAAAGTCCAAAGATAAAGAAATAACAGCAGCACTCCTTTGGGACGGTCTATTCGGATCACTTGAGTATAATGCAATTATGAATCAAGAGCGTGGTACTATACTCACGGTTGATTATGAAGACGGGCGATCAGTAGAAATGTCTGCTGCTGAAATTTGGAAAATGGTCTTTGATAGCAATAATCCATACATTCTGTCTGCTAACGGAACAATATTCACCTATGAAAAAGAGGGGGTAATTCCTGGACTATTGACAAGGTGGTACTCGGAACGTAAGTCCATTCAGAAGCAGTCCAAAGAAGCCAAATCTTCTGGGGACATGACTATGTTTGAGTATTACGATAAGCGTCAGCTTGTTCGTAAGATTTTGCTCAACTCTGCGTATGGTGCACTTCTAAACGAGCATTGTCGCTTTTATGATAAGCGCATTGGTCAATCTGTTACTCTATCTGGTCGCCAAATTGTTCGCCATATGATGAGCAAGATTAACGAATTGATTGAGGGCAATTATAACCATGAAGGAAGTGCAATTGTTTATGGTGATACTGACTCTTGCTATTTCTCTGCATATCCGCTTCTAAAGGACCAAATTGAAAGTGGGGATGTAGAATGGGACAAGGACTTGTGCGTTGCTCTATATGATAACATCGCAGAACAGACCAATGACAGCTTTCCGGCCTTTATGGAAAAGGCATTTCACTGCCCAAGAAAGAACGGTAGTGTTATCAAGGCAGGTAGAGAATTGATTGGTGATCGTGCAATCTTTATCGCAAAGAAGATTTATGCGCTAAACATTTATGACTTGGAAGGCGAGCGACTTGACTTGATTACTGATCCCGACATCGCCAAGAAAAAAGGCGTCAATATAGGATACGGTAAAGTTAAGGCAATGGGTGTCGCGCTTAAGCGTTCTGATACGCCAAAATACATTCAAGAATTTCTTATGGATGTTCTTTGTATGGTAATTCAGCAAGGTAAACAGCGTGAAGAAGTTATTGAAAAAATCAAAAATTTCAAAAATCATCTGTCTGATCAAGATAGTTGGACTAAAGGAAACCCTAAATCAGTCAACAACTTGACAAACCTTACTATTCAGTTTGAAAAGACTGGTCAGTGTGCTGTTGGACATGCCAAGGCAGCTATCAATTATAACAAACTTCGTAAGATGCACGGGGACAACTATAGTCAAAAAATAGTTGATGGAATGAAAGTCATCGTCTGTTCATTGAGGCCGAACCCACTCGGTTTTACGTCTATTGCATATCCTACCGACGAGTTGAGACTTCCACAATGGTTCCTTGAACTGCCATTTGACGATGCAGACATGGAACGTAAACTGGTTGACGAGAAGATTGAAAACCTTCTTGGGGTTCTGAACTGGGACCTGAGACTGGATACCAACACCAACAGCACATTCAACGATCTTTTTGAATTTGCCTAACAAAATTGTTGACTTATACGTCAATTTGATATATTATTGCTCTATAAAGAAGGAAATCAAATGAAAGATTATCTACTGGACCTGATTCAGCATACGCATAGCTTTGTTGACATCGTAAAGGTTACTGGAACTGACGCAGATACGCGTATTACCGCCTCCTCGGATGACAGAACGGTAATAATTTATGGAAACTTTAAGACTCCGGTTACAGAGTTTACTGGTGTTTTTGGTATGCCAAACCTCACAAAACTAAAGACTATCGTAAACTTTGATGATTATGATGATGACGCAATCATAAACATAATCCGTGGCACCAGTTCTGATCCAAATGCCCCTGCCGCGATCCACTTTGAAACAAAGAATGGCGATTTCATTAACGATTACCGCTTAATGGCTAAGGGGATTGTTGAAGAAAAGGTAAAGGATGTTGTATTTAAGGGTGGCAATTCTTGGGATATCCAATTT